ATATTTTCACATGTTGACAATGTAATAAACAACTGCGCTTGTAATATATGCCTTGTAGCTGTATTAGAATTAGCCGCTGCTATTTTCTGTAACCCTACTAAAGCGTTCTTATCAGGTGTACTGCCGTCTCTTGCTTCATTTAGACCCGTTACGTCGCGAATCATTTGCAAATAATACTGGTATGTAGATATTAAAGCTGAAAGCTTATTCATACCATTGGACGACTGCAATTCTTGAATTGGTACTTTGCCTCTATTCAAATCACCATCTTGTGTTAACGATCTACCAACAATACTACCAGTTTGGAAATACATATTAAGCGCTTCCGCTGGATTATAGTTTGTCCCGTTTCCTAAATCAACCTCTGCTAGTCCGTCAACATCAACATAAACACCATCTGGCACCATTCGGCTAATAACCTGCTGCATTTTCAAATGTGTTATTTGAATCATATCAGCAAATCCGGTTATTCTATTTACTAAAGAATCTATTCTACCCTTGTACATTCTTGGTGCACAAATTGAATAATTCATTTTTATTTTAGTTGTATCAGCAAATGGGCGAGTCATATTTTCTGCTAATTCCCATTTAAGCATTTTATCGTGCCCTAACACTTTAGCGCCAGAATATACAACTTCTATACTTCGTCCAACTCTTTCAAAGTTATCATTTTCAGGCGGATTAAACGTATCTGGCTTTTCTAATGCTTTTTCTAAACCAGCATCATTTCTTTTAATTTTAAATACTTGATCATTATATGTTTTGTATTCAAAAAATAAAATATTAATTTGGTTATCATCTGTTCCAGCTCCGTAGTAATTTCTTAAATGATTGTTAGGGCTATTACCCCACTTTTGTATTTCAGATAATTCTTGATCTGATAAATACGGAAATTGCTTTTTAACCTCTGCCAGTGATATTGTTTTAACTTCGCCAACGTAATATAAGTCCTCAAAGTTTGGGTCTTCTGTGTAAGAATACACCATACTAGCCGGATCTACATATTCAACTTTTACACCATCAGCGGAATTAAAGTTTGTTTTTGTAGCGCCAATACCTAATACAACTAAATCATAAAGAACTCGCTTTCTAACCTCGTCGTATCTATTTTTATCTAATATTGTATTAATAGCTTCTTCCTCTGCTATTTCTACAGACTCTTTAAATTCAAGCTGCATTTTTAATGACAACTCATTCATATCGTTAGGAAGCTGCTCTCTGTTTGTTGAATATAAATTCAACCCTAATGTATTTTGTACATTATCTAAAAAGTCTTTTGCTACCATTTCGCGTTGTAAACGCTCGGCATAATTTGTTCTTTTCTTTAAAGACTCAGGATCTTGGGCAAATGCTTTTATTTCATAACTTCTTTGCGACATTCCATTTACTACAATGTCTACAAACTTAGATATTACTGGAATTGGTTTCCAATCTAAATTTAAATAAGATAAATCACCATTAATTGCTAATTCGTCTTTATATTTTTGTATAGACTGTTCTCCTCTAGCATACAGTTTTAATCTGTGGAAATTTTGGAAGTTAGCTGTAAATCTATCGTTACCTCGGTTATTTCTAAACCATTCGTTTTCGATAGCTCTACCTACAGCTGTGCCGTATTCTAAATTTAGCTTTTCCACCGCGGGTACCACCTGGTCGGGAAATGAACTATTGTAGCTACTATATACCATTTATATTATTTTTGAACTATATCCTTTATTATTATACTTTTTAATATTTAAAGTATGTGATTCTATTACTCTTTCTGCTCTCGGGCTATATTTGTTTTTATTACAAGCCATTATAGCTAAGCCTGAGCTAATAGAAGCATCGTGCTTAGTTCTGTTATTAATATTAAATTTACCCCAATCTTCTAATGTTTTTTGAAAGTACATAGTGCCATAAGTATTATCATTTAATAAACCTATATGGTTTTCTATATAACTTTCAATAGCAGCCGCGTGGGCTTGCTTAATATCTTCACTTGAGTTAGGCATTCCACCTATTTCTCTTTCTGTAACCGAAAGCTTATTTAAAAGCTTNTCTGGNCGGTTCATTGAAAACCCTCTATAACCTCTACGCTTCAAATAATATAATAATCGGGGTTTATTATTTTCCGCAAGAAGTGGCATNCCATAAAATACTAATGCCATTAAAACNTCTTCAAAAAATATTTCAGCCGTCTGCGGNCTTGAAATATACTCTAAAAAAAATGAGTTAGCGGGAGCATCCTCCATGCTAAACTTAGTCAGCCCATGCAAAGACCCTTTAGATCCTTTACCATCAGTTGTTCCTGATATATCATAGCTATCACAACCAAAAGCACCCATATGTTCATTGCCTGGGTATTTTATCCCATTTTTTACTATTACACGGTTTTGTTGGTTTTTATTGGGAATCCAAGATATTAAAAATCTTCCGTCTTTATTAGGTGAAAATATTACTCTTGTATCTTGAATACCGTTTTCCCAATAAAAGCTTCCGCGCGTTACGACATTAGAGTTTCTTAAGTCTTCGTTGTAATCTATTTGCTGATATATTTTAGTTAGATTAAATAAAGACTCTTTGGCTTCATCTCTAAAAGCGTGTTGCTCTGTTCGTGGAAATTGACGGTAATATTCATTTAATCCATCTTGATCACTTTTAAGACCGTCAACTTCATTTTGCCAGTGCTCAATAACACCTTGATCTATTGGTTCCCCGTAAGGGCCTTCAATGGGTTCTTCTGGTGTGTTGAATACAGGTATCCCATAAGAATCAATGAATCCTTCGTAGTTCCATTCCATAGGTATGAACAAACTATATAATCCCGAACTAGTTTGTCCATTGCGGTTTCTTTTTGTAACATCTGAAGCGTAATATAGTTTTTTAAAATTTTCACCTCCTTTATCTAAAGAGTTAGATGTTGAACCCATCATACACTTACCTACAATCCTAGACCCTAAGCGTAAACACGTTTTTGTTACACGCCAGTTATTTAATATATTATCAGGCCGTTCCCATTTACCACTTTCATCGTGAACTAACAGTTTTAATTTTTCACCATCATAACTGTTATCGCCTGTATTTTTCCAGTCAATAGTTGTATCTAGTCCTTCAAGCTCTTCTGGGTTTTCACCTTGATCAAGTTTTCTTCGGGTTAGCTTTGAGGCGGGAACCCTATATGCTAATTCTGTTTTTGGACGGTCCATACCGTCTTGTATTGGTTTAAAGAAAAAAGGATAATTAACCGATATAGGCACAACCTTATCTGTAAACATTTTTTTTGCATCAGCACCAGATTTTGATAATATACCAAAACGCGAATCAGATGATATTGTTGCTTGATTAACTGTTTCACCAGACGCCATAAATGAAAAACCAGAACGACGGTTTTTGAGGTAACACATACCGTAGCATCTTTGATCCGCTTTACAAGCCTCCCAAAAAATAAAAAATAACCTATTTGATTCTCTAAACTCTGCTGCCCCTACATCAATTTTGGACCACTGCAAGTACATATAGTGAGTACCAGTAACGTAAGTAGCCAAGCCCTTATTATAGAACCAAAACCCCTGCGATCTGCGATTAAATTCTTGATCAATATAATCATAATATTTATCCTTAAAATACTCGGGCTTCGTGTTCCATTCAAATACACTTTTAATTTTTTGCAACTCTTTAGGGTAATCTAATCTACCCCATTTATCTGCTTTAAAAGTATATGTATCCGTTTCTTTAGGTAGCGCTATTTTTAAGTTTTGTATCTCATATATTTCACCTATCTGCCCGGTCTTACTTATTACTACAATATCATATTCTTTATTGTAGCCATATTCCCATTTTTTATAACGGTTATTTTTCTTAATCACACTTTTTTTAATATGATTAGGTAATACCTTATATAATGTTTGCTCGTATATCATTTTGATCTACCTTCTGCAAAACCTTTAAACGAACTTGCCCGTGTATTATTTTCTTTTCCTTCAAGCATAGCTTGCTCTTCTTCTATGCGATTTAAAATTTCAAACGCATCAAATATAGCTAGCTTTTTTGTAGCCGCGGCATTCTTAAGCCTATCAGCAGAAACATCATCTTCTGTGTTTGTTATTATCTGTTCCTCTGCAACTTTTATAAGCTCCTTAACTGCGCGACGCCCAGCTTGGATTATACTCTTCTTCGTTTCCTTTACGGTCATACTTAATTACAATATCATTTGATTTCATACAATATAAACGCTCATTATCTATAATAAACTCAAACTCACCAAAGGGCGTAAACCCAATCAAGTCCCCTGTGTTTATTTTAAGCGCTTCTAACGACTTATTTCCATATTTTAATATACCAACTAAGGGCTTCTCAAAATTAATTGAAAACATCGCGTCTTCTTTAATAGGCTTTACAAAACAATATTCTAAATTTGTACGCCAGGTTTTATCTTTTTTATACATATAGATTTGATCCATATTAACAAAATACAAATCATCTTTGAAATATGTACTGCCATTTTTTTCTTTGCCTTTAATATCATAATATCTTCTAAATATGTTATGATGTATAATGACTTTATCACCTGGCTTTATATCTGTTTTAAAAGCTTTAGGTGTGGCAACAACAATAGCCTCTTTGCTTATATAGCGAAAAGATTCTATATT